AGTTTTGGATCTAAGATTAGTCAGTCCTTATTTGAAAATGTTGATGATATTTCTGCATCACTTATTGTAGATGAAATTAGACAGTCCATCACAAACTACGAACCAAGAGTTGATTTGTTAGATGTGAAGGCAGAACCTAATTTTGATAATAATGAATTTAATGTGAGAATTGTATATAACATAATTGGGGCAGATGTTCCACCACAAGATTTACAATTTGTTTTGCAACAAACTAGATAAAAATGCCATTAGCTAACTTCACAAACCTAGACTTTGGTCAGGTTAAAACTACACTTAGAGAATATCTACAAGAGAACTCTAATTTTACTGACTATGATTTTGAAGGGTCTAACCTTTCAAGCATTCTTGATGTTTTGGCATACAATACGTATATTACTTCATATAATGCAAATATGGTTGCAAATGAAGTATTCATTGATAGTGCGACATTAAGAGAAAATGTCGTATCTTTAGCAAGAAATGTTGGATATCTTCCACGGTCTAGAAAATCGGCAAGAGCAACAATATCTTTTACAGTAACTACGACAAATATAACACCTGTACCATCAACTATAACTCTTAAGAAGGACCTGTAGCAACATCTTCCGGGTCTTTTGGTTCTCAATCATTTGTATACTCTATTTTAGAGGATATAACAGTTCCTGTAGTGAATGGAGAAGCAAATTTTAGAAATATATCAATCTATGAAGGTAACTTATTAACCTCAAACTTTACTTATAGTGCAAGAAATGCCAATCAAAAATTTATTCTACCAAATAATGGGGTTGACACTGATTTAATTACAACTACAGTAAGGCCAAACGAACAATCAAGTAGAAGTGTAAAATATAGTCGTCAAGATAGTCTTTTTAATATTAATTCTGATTCTAAAGTATATTATTTGCAAGAAGTTGATGATGAAAGATATCAAATAATTTTTGGTGATGGTATTTTTGGTAATAAACTTCAAGATAATAACTTTATTACTATTGATTATATTACATCCAATGGTGACTCTGCAAATGGAGTGAGTTCTTTTGTTTTTGCTGGTAGATTATCTTATATAAGGAATTCTCAAGAATATACCGTAACAAATGGTATATCACAGTTATCAACTGGATTATCTTCATCTGGAGGAGAATCTATTGAAGGTGTTGAATCGATTAAGAAATTTGCACCAAGAATTTATGCTTCTCAAAATAGAGCACTAACAGCAAATGATTATGAAACTTTAATTCCTGCAAGAATTTATCCTGAAACAGAATCTATTTCCGTATTTGGTGGTGAAGAATTAGTTCCTCCACAATATGGAAAAGTATTCATTAGTATTAAACCAAGATTTGGTGATTTTATACCAAATCTTATAAAAGAAAATATAAAAAATAAATTAAAGAAGTATGCAGTTGCAGGAATTATTCCAGAGATTTTAGACCTTAAATATTTGTATTTGGAAGTAAATACAAAAATCTATTATAACTCAAATCTAGCTCCATCACCATCATATGTTTCAACAGTGGTTCAAAATAATACAACAAAGTATTCCGAATCTACTGAGTTAAATAAGTATGGTGCTAGATTTAAATACAGTAAATTTTTGAATATGATTGATGATAGTCATGAATCTGTAACTTCAAACATCACAACTGTTGCGATAAGGAGAGATTTAAGAGTTGTTTTAAATACATTCTCAGAATATCAAATTGGATTTGGAAATTCTTTTCATATTAAAAATATGAATGGATATAATATTAAGACATCTGCATTTAGAATTGCTGGAATTCAAGAAAATGTATACTTATCAGATATTCCAAATACAAATAGAGTAACAGGTTCTCTTTTCTTTTTTACATTGCCATCTATTGGATCACAATCACCTACAGTTGTTAGAAGAAATGTTGGAACTATTAATTATATAAGTGGAATTGTAACATTAAATCCTGTTAATATCTTAGATGCAAAATTAAAGGATGGACAACCTATTATTGAAATTGCAGCAACTCCAACTTCAAATGATGTTGTTGGATTACAGGATCTTTATTTGCAACTAGATATAAGTAGCAGCAATTTTGAAATGATTGTTGATGATATAGCATCTGGACTAGATCCATCTGCTTCAAGTTATATTGTATCCTCCAGTTATTCAAATGGAAATTTAGTTCGTTCGGGTGGTCCAGATACAACCATTGTGTCTGGGACACCAACAGGAGGTTCTTCCACATCCACATCCACAACAACCACACAGCAATCAACTACATCAACTGCTGGTTCATCAAGTTCATCCGGTTCAATTTCATACTAAGAAGATAAAATCATAAAATGTCAGAAACCAGAGTCCAGTTTAATACTATAGTATCAAATCAACTTCCTTCATATGTGAAGGAAGACTTTCCACTCATTTCTGAGTTTTTAAAACAATATTATCTTGGGCAGGAATATCAGGGTGGTCCAGTTGATCTTATTCAAAATATTGACCGATATATTAAATTAGATGAAACTACAAACTTATCAGAATCTGTAGTATTAAATGGAGACCTTGAATTTGATGCAGAGACTATCAATGTTGATCCTGGACAATCTCCAAGTGGAACAAATGGATTTCCAGATTCTTATGGACTTCTGCAAATAGATGATGAAATAATTACATATACTGGAAAAACTACTTTTTCGTTCACTGGATGTATTAGAGGATTTGTTGGAATTACTTCATATAGAAGTGAACTGAACAAAGAAGAAGTTGTATTTGAAGAAACTGAATCTGATGATCATAAAAATGACTCAATAATCAAAAATTTAAGTTGTTTATTTTTAAAAGAATTTTTATCAAAAACAAAAAATCAAATTTTACCTGGATTTGAAAATAGAACTTTAACACCAGAATTAAATCAAAATCTTTTTATAAAGCAAGCAAAAGATTTTTATCTAAGTAAAGGAACAGATACATCATTTAAAATTTTATTTAAAGCTTTATATAATGAAGATGTAAAAATTATTAAACCTAGAGATTTTTTAATTTCACCATCAAATGCACAATATAAAATTACTAATGATTTAGTAGTAGAAGCAATTGAAGGAGATCCTGTAAACTTAAATAATGCCACATTATATCAAAATGAATATGGATTTGGAGTTGATTCAAACAAAGCATATGCTCCGATTACAGATGTTGAAAAAATATCTGTAGGATATGGGCAAACATTTTATAAAATTAGTTTTGATGGTGGATATAATAGAGATATTAATGTAGATGGAGCAGCATATGGTGAGTTTACTGTAGAACCCTCCACTAGACTGATAGGACAAGTTTCTTCTGGTTCAACAGTTCTTGATGTAGACTCAACTGTTGGTTTTGGGACGACAGGAGAATTGTATGTAACATATAATGATACTACAACTGGTGTTGTATCCTATACATCAAAATCTTTAACTCAGTTTTTTGGTATTAGTAATTTAACAAACACTATACTTGATGCATCTACTGTTGGTGTTAATACATTTGCATATGGAAGATCTAGTTTAAATCAAGATGAAACTATTAAAGTTAGAGTAAATTCCGTTTTACAATCAATTAAAGTACCATCAAACACAAGTGATTTACTAAAAGGTGGAAAAATTAATGTAACAACTCTTGGAGTTTCTGAAAAAAATATAAAAACAAGTAATTGGTTTTATAATCTAGCACCCATTTATAAAGTAAATAAATTAGAATTATTGGATTCTTCTAATAATACGTATAAAGTCACACTAAATGTCACTCCCATCATTAAATCAGGCGATTCGGTTAGATTTATTTTAAGTGACGGGAGTAAGATAGAAACTGTAGTTATCTCAATTGTTTCTCAAAAATCTTTTACTGTTAGAGGGCAAGGAAAATTAGATTTAAATTTAACATATAAAATTCAAAGAAATCTTTCAAAAGGATCTTCAAATAAATTTTCAAATATAAAGTTAATTTCAACTGACGTAGATAACTTATATAAAAATGAAGATGATTATCTGGTTGCAACACCATCTATTCCAAATTATAATTCACAACCATTAGAAACTTCCACAAGAGAAGTTATTTTTTCTGGAACATTTAGTGGCAATCAGATTCAGATTTCTTCTGGTGGAGAACATGGATTCTATACGGGAGATTCTGTCTATTATTCTGCAGAATTAGTTAAAGAAAAATATATTGATGATTCTGGTAGTTCTGCAACTAGATTTGTTAGAGGAACAAGTTTATTTGATGATGGATTATATTTTATTAAAAGAATTGATGGATCTACTGTACAATTTGCAAAAAGTAGATCTGATATTTTAAATTCAAATTTTATATCTATTTCTAGTTCGGTTACAGTATCTGATAGTAAAGTAGAACCATATTCATTTAACGATAAAACTTTAAAATCACAAAAATTACTAAGAGAATTTTCAAAACCAATTAACGATGGATTTGTCAATCAAACAGAACCAGGATTTACTGGAATGTTTGTTAATGGTGTTGAATTATTAAATTATAAGTCTAAAGATGTAATTCAATATGGCAAAATTGAAAATATTCAAATTCTTGCTCCCGGCACAAACATTGATGTAATAAATGTTCCAAATTTAATTATCAAAGATTCTGTTGGGTCTGGAGCAACTGGACATGTGTCTGTTTCTGGATCTTTTAATGAAATTAGAGTTATAAATTCTGGATTTGATTATGCAGAAACTCCTATTTTAAAAATTTCTGGCGGTAATGGATCAGGTGCTTTAGGTCAAATTAATATGAAATCTGTAAATCATAATGTAGAATTTTTTGCAGATTTAGTTTCAAATCAAGTTGTTGTTGGTACTGCAGCAACTCAATCTAGAATTGGATTTTCAACATATCATAAATTTAGAAATGCTGAGAAAATAAAA